GAAAATGGTGTCGTCGAGGCCGTGCTTCCGCCGTGGTTGAACGCGATCGTCGACGTCGATCTGACCCAACCCACAAAACCCATTTTCACGACAGAGATTCCACACCAATTGCACCTCCGCGGATGCTGGACGATCGACCCCATAGCGATCGTCAACAGCGTGCTCCCACCCGATCTCGCGGCGCTCACCCTCGAGAGTCCCGTCGTGATCCTCTCAGACACAGAGTTCCAGCTGTGCGACGTCCCCGTACTCGCCTGGACAGCCACAAACGGTCTCTACGGTTACGTAAACGCCCCCAACATACCCGACCCGGTCACGCTTGCTAAGATCTTAACTACAAGTTTCCAAGATCAGGGTGAGAACATTACCGTGACCTACGTGGCCACCACAAACAACTTTACGATTCGATCGCAGAGTCCGATCCTCACCCTCAACAACCCCGGATGCAACAGTCTAGCGCAGCTCATGGGGTTTGGTGCAATGTCCCTGTGTTTCGAGGAGCAAAGACGGCCTGTTTGCCCCGATCGTGGTGAGATCGACTTCCCACTCACCTTCGAGGCGTCTGGTCGTGCAGTGGCTGAAATAACAGGAAGCTACCGATACAACTGCTTAAGCAACATCGCCATCACGCCCGGCACCTACACAGCCACAGGTATCGGGACGGAGATCAGCATGCAGATGAATCGGTTCTGGATCGATGCTTCCTGCGGATCCCCGATGCCCACCCAGATGATCTTCTCCAACGCTTGCGGCGCCTGCATCACCGTCGTGGTGCCTCCTGGTATGTGGAACCCGGTCACTCTCGCGCAGTTCCTCACCGTACAGATGACGACCCTCAACGGTCTCGGCACCCCCTTTGAAGTGGTTTGGGATGCCACAACCGGTCAGTTCTGCTTTTCTGCCGCAGATGGTAGCTCATTCGGACTAGAGTTTGACAACACCGCCAATTCCAACTTATCGTGGCGCATCGGTTTCGACGACGTTTGTTACCGCGGCGCGTCCTCGTACAAGAGCCCACAAGCATTGACCGTCCCCACTTTCGGTTGCACGGGCACGGACATCCCCCCTCGCTTTTCGTCTTCGATCATCCAGCCCGTGGTGAGGACGAACCAGAGGCGCTTCGAGTTCAACGTGTGCAGCCAGCCTTGCAGCACGGCCACCTTCTCGGACAATCTAGACGGAACAGGAACGATCGTCTTCCCGATCGCGCACGGCTACTCTCCGGACGATATCTTGGAGATCACGGTGGGTGGTGTGGCTTATACTGTTCGCGTCGTGTACGTGGTGGATGGTATGACCGCCATCGTCGAGTTAGGGAGCGTCCCGCTGGTGGGTTTGATCGCCGAGCCTGTATGCGTCTGTCCCACCGGTGCCCACATTCTCAACTTGTACTTCATGGAAGGGGTGGGACCGAACGCAATCCGACCCGATATACTGGGTTTCGCCGACGAGCCCTATCTGTACAGCGACTACGCTCCGGGACCCCTGATCGCGCCTGGGGTGTACCATCTCGGTCATCCCAACTATCTCCTTATGCAGATCACCGAACCCGAGGGGAGCACCTACATCCAGCACGCCTGGGGGGACGACAACATCACGGACATCTTCGCAAAGCTGGTCATCTACCCACCCTACCGTCTGGAGCGGATCTATCCGATGCAGAAGATTTTGCAGGGCATCGACATGGTGGATCATTTGTACATTCGCATTCTCAATCCATGGCACCAATTATACCAATTCCACGGTTGTTCGTGGAGTGCCACGCTGGTGTTTGTGGTGGCGCAACTGACGGGTGCGCAGCTGTGTTACTGATCATAAAACTCCAACGAAAAGCAATGAAATGCACCTGTCCTGAACGTGTAACCTGCCAAGATAGAACTCTTCTGAGAGCAACCGACAAGTGTACACAAAAGGTGTTTTTTTTCGGTGCTGGTGCTAAAGCGTGAAACAAGAAAAGGATCTAAACTTTTTATTCTTTTTTCCAACTCCTTCACTGGATAAAAATCACGGATGAGATCGGCTCAACACCAGTGTAATCAGGAAAGTCGTCGAGTCTCTGACAGTAGTCTTCAATCTTGGCAACGTTAGAGTTCCATCTTTTAGCGAACCAAAAGTTTTTAGGTTTTTGATCATCTTCGACCAAGATCAGGCTGAGTTTCGCAGCAAAAACGTTGATCGGATCACTGATGATCTCGCTGCTGAGAAAGGTCATATAAGCTCGTTCTCCCACCTTCATAACATCCGCAGGAGGCAACCCAGGACATGCGACATGTATCCAACAGGTGTAAAGTCTTCTGACAGGGTTGTAGATATGATCTGCACAGACGCGGGAGCAAAAGGCATCACCCTCCACGAACTTGAAGGGGACCCGGTTCTTCAGACAGTTTACACATTTTTTCATTGTTTTCCGATTTGGTTTTGTTTGTTGTGGTTCGGAACAAAAAAGAGGAAAAAGTTGAGGAAAACGATTAAAAATTAAACCGAGAAAATTCTAAGTAAGTCATTTTTTTCATTAATATCTTAGGGTTAGTGACATGACTCGAAGATCATTCCAAGATCATAAAACTCGAAGATCATAAAACTCGAAGATCATAAAACTCGAAGATCATAAAACTCGAAGATCATTCCAAGATCATAAAACTCGAAGATCATAAAACTCGAAGATCATAAGACTCGAAGATCATCAATATCTTCATTATCCACAAGGAAAAATCGAGCTAGGCACTTACTACGGGCTGAAGTCTCACTGGGCTGTTCAGGAAAAATGGTGGGCGATTCTGTTGGATAATGATCGCCTTGTCATCTACCACGGCCTTCACAAAGAAATCAACAGCCAAGGCCCTTGCGTGGTCAAACCATCTGGCTAAAGCTCTGTTAAAAGAGCAGTTTTCATCCAATACTACCCTTTAGCTTTGACGGAGAAGTGGTGGAGAAGCTTGGATACCACCACCACGACCACCAGAAACCCACCGAAGATGAACCCGGGGAGGTGTGTGCGAAACCCATCATCCTTTGAGATCACGTAAGTGGGCGTCCCCACAACGATCAGGGTGAACAACGATAGCATCCCTAGTTTCGCCAGAAGGAACTGTACACGGCCGTGTGCGGTTTTCGGCAAGAAGGGCGTCGGCAGCAACGCTACCATGAACAAAATTACTAGATTCTGCCACGGGTCGCTCGCAACGGCGGCCACGAGAGTCTTGAAGTTAAACCAGTTGGGGTCCTTGAAAAATACACGTCCGCTTTTTACGATGTCGCTGTCGGGATGTTTCTTATGCCGCCAGATTTGCCATGCGACGACGGATAACATGGCCGCGGCGAATCCCATCCACTGCGCCTTTTTGCTCCACGGCTCGTGCCAAGTGGTCAGGGTAAGGGTCATTTTACTCATAGGTCCTGATAATAGGCTCGTCATGAATCATCATTATGACTTGTGAGACGGTGGAAAAATTATTATCTGACTGAAAGATCTTACAGCTCAAACGAAATTTCCTTTCTTTGGTGCCAGGGCCGCGAATAAACTTGAGCAGTTGAGAAGCCGATTTTTTTTTTCGACGATCTTCTGCCGATTCCACAAATAATTCCTTTGAAACATTAAATTAGGATGAGTTACCAAGTCGCCGGACCCTTTCTCGGTTACTCACTCACCTTTCAGAACAACCTCAAACTCTATCATTTCCAAACCAAAAGCTATGGACACCACAAGGCGAGCGACTGGTTGCATGGTCAGTGGATACTTTTGGTGGATAAACTCTTCGAAGTGTTTCAAGGAAAGCACGATCGTCTTCCTCCATTGAAACTCGATCTACCCTTGCAAACGTTGGATGAGTCGCAGATGGTGGAACACACCGACAACATGGTCAAATACGTGGATCATTTCGGCGCTCGTTTTGCCGAACCAGATATCCTGGTGATCCTCGATGACATGCTAAGCGCTCTTGCTCAGTTCAAGTATCTGCTTAGCTTTCAGTGAGGTGGGTGATCGAAAAGGTATGATCTTGATCTTCGAAAAGGTATGATCTTGATCTTCGAAAAGGTATGATCTTGATCTTCGAAAAGGTATGATCTTGATCTTCGAAAAGGTATGGTACAGTCAGACGGAGAAGATTATGTACAATGCAGTCTTATCCCGTTGCGGTTGAGCGCTCAGATTGAGTGGTTATATCCCGTTGCGGTTGAGAAGATCATGTTGCGGTCGAGCGGTTCGATTTTGATCTTCGAAAAGGGATGATCTTGATCTTCGAAAAGGCATGATTTTGATCTTCGAAAAGGGATGATCTTGATCTTCAAAAAGGTATGATCCTGATCTTCGAAAAGGCAAAGTACAGCCGTCTAGTATGGAAAAGGGTTGATCTTGATCTTCGAAAAGGCATGATCTTCGAAAAGGCAAAGTACAGCCCTCTTGTATAGAAAATGCAAGGCGACAGCGGAAGCGCTACGCTGCCCTCTAGTATGGGAAAGGGATGATCTTGAGGTTCGAAAAGGCATGATCTTGATCTTCGGAAAGGCAAAGTACAGCCCTCTTGTATGGAAAATGCAAGGCGACAGCGGAAGCGCTACGCTACCGTCTTTCATCTTCGAAGACCTCAAAACCACAAACGGTTGTTTTATTACGCGTCACTGACGATCGATACGAACGCAGGATTGAACCACATCCCACCAATCTGTCGATGCAGACCCACGTGCTCGCAGATGTACTTTCTGTTTGTATTGTCCAGACCAGTGCTGTATTTTCCGCGGAGGAGCTGCATCAAGCGATAGATCGCCAATCCGTTGAAACAGGATATGACGCGGTACGGCGGATCCTGGGAAAGAATTCGTTTTGGTTGACTCCACAATTTCAAATTTTTGACCCACTGCGTGGCGTTGAACATGGAGCCATCCTCGTGGGCATACGGGTCGTAATACCCTGGCACTCCGAACGGAGCGACGGCGAATGTGTTGGCGCATTGTGCACTGATGTGGGGACCGGTCAGAAAATAGTATCCACAAGCCCCCCAACTGCGATCGAAGATGCTGAGCTGCAAGTCCAAATCGTAGACAATGACATAGTCAAAGTCGAGGAGCGTGGGATCTTCGCGAATGCGTTGCATATAGATGTTTCTGAGATAAACCATCTTGTCAATCCTCTTTCGATCGCTTCCGTGCCCGCTCACAGCCATCTGCAAATGGCACGTCGAAAGATTGTCAGCTTTGCAACCAAGCACGGTTACCTTGGGGTTTTGCGCTCGCCAGGCCAGTAGGATTTCTCTGGTGCGATCTACGCTGTCGTTTTCTACCACCAGGACCCGATAATCGGAAAACTTTTCCCCCATGCGCTCGACGATCGGTATTGTTCGTGGGAGTGCATCTTCGCTGTCACGGACGAGGCCGCAGATGATGACTCTACTCTTTTTCAGATGGGCAACCCCCATGCTTAAGTCGGATTCGAGTAAAGGACTGCCAAAGGATGCGGGGAACGTCGGATCGGCGATACATCTTTGTCGAACCATCACGCGATGAAACTCGACCCCAAATCCCACCACGATCAGCAGCACGATCAGCAGCACGATCAGCAGCACGACATACCACATTTCGTTTGATTTGCGTCTCTTTTTTTTACTAGATTGCTGGTTTTAAGATCATATCCCGTCGCGGTTCGTAGAGAAGAGTCTGTACCGTCGGAGAAGATCTTATCCCAATTCGGTTCGTAGAGAAGAACCTGTCCCGTCGGCGAAGATCATAATCCCGATCTGAATCACATTTTGGCATGCGGCCCGTATTCTCATGCGCTGTTTGACTGTTTCACCACAATAGTAGTTATCGCCATCCGGGCAGGTAAACAAACATTTTAGTGCGAGGCCGGGTCGTTAGGGTTCGTAGAAGGAACACACTTTCCCGGACTGTCGCATTTGTTGTGAGTGTATTGGGTGTAGTTCTTGGTCGTCCCTCGTATCAATAACCATGCTACTGTCAACCCTAACCATCCAAAGAATATTAACCACGGTACAGCGTTGGATATCACTTTAAAAAAATGATAAAAATGCACTTTAACAGGACATGATCTTCTCTACGAATCGCGCCAGGACATGACCGCATTGTACATGACCGCATTGTACATGATCACTTCCATGGATCTTTTTCTTTGAGAGTGATTGAAGAGAGGCAACTGATAAAAAAATGATAAAAATGCACGTTGGCATGGTTACAGAAGGATATTTTATTCTTTTTTTACTCAATAACATTTAACTTTTTTGCTCTCCTCACCTTAAACACCTCTCCTCACCAGTAAAATAATTGATGTGCTTGATGATCATCATAACAAGTTCTTCTCATTCAGGCCACCATGAACAATGAACAAAACAAGGATTTTGTTGGAAATTTATTCGTTGCGCCTGAAGGAGTTCTCCATGTTGGTGAAAGGTATGTCTCTGATTCTTGAGGTGAGCATAGATGCGCATAAATCTAAATTTTTTCGAATAAATTTCCTCAGCAGTAATAAAAAAATTGATGCGCTTGACGATCATCATAACAAGTTCTTGGGGCAATGCGGGGCAAGGCATGTCAACAGAGTTTAGTTCATTCAGGACAATGATGGCTCTGACTCTGTATGTGATCGTAGAGGCGCATCGAAGAAGTTTATTCAAGCAGATTGGATGATGACGACTATAAGGAAAATGCATACAATTCTTGGTTTTAACCGCAGTCACGCGAAGGAGAATCTGACGAGCGATCTCAGAGGGTATTCCAGTTGTCAAAGCGGGACCGAACCTGTCAAAGTTTACCACGTTGGGGGTAATACATGTTCGCCCCACAGGCGAAATGTATCCAAGACTATCGATGATAGGGATTTTGGGATCGAGATTGAGGGGTTTGCAAGATCCGCTGGATATGGATAGAAATTTGTAGGCGCGGGTAAAAGTCTTCACGAAGGGTGGACCACAGGAACCACCCACGAGCCACCAATTGACTTCTGTTCCCAAACAAAAAAGCGTGTTTTTGGTTCTCTGGATTATTGTATCTGCACAAAAGAAGGAACCCGTTGAGAGATTAAAGTCCAGATGAGATGAAATAAGAGAAGGGAGATCATTGGGCTGATAGTCGTAGATGAAAGGAACCCGGACATCTTTCATTTGGGCTTGAGCAAGGATCGTCCGATCAAGGGCTGCTTTTGCGACGGCTTGTGTCTTGAGCAGATCCTGACGTGCTTCCAGAGTTGCCTCGAACCGGGCGCGCGTATTTGTAGCAACCTGCAAATGTATACCGAAGCAGTGCACTAAATTTCGGAATGCGGAGATAGTGCTCTGAGGAAATTCGCTTACATCGGCTTGGTCCAGAAGGTTTAAACTGTGGCAGATGAAGCGAAGGGAAGAGACGGTTTTTTCAATCCGATCTTTGGAGATGGGGAGAGCGGGTTTGAGGGAGAGATCGGTTGTGTGATTGGGAGCGTCCATGGGTTTCGAGGAAAATGGTTGTGGGAAAAATACTTGTCGCAGTGAAGAAAAAAGAAAAAAGAAAAAAAAGAAAAAAGAAAAAAAAGAAAAAAGAAAAAAAATTGACAACCGTGACCGTGACGAAATTTCGCCCTCAGTTCGGTGATTTTTGGAGCGCGAAATTTCATCACGTTGATCGGTTGCGTTTTTTTCTTTTCCAACTTTTCTTTTTTTTTTCTTTTTTCTCACAGACAAGACAACAAAAACCACAGACAACAAAAAAAAAAATAACCTTAAACCCTCTTCTTCCAACACCATCACCATGGCGGAACGATCTTCCTTTGTTAGAGCATAAAATCTGACAAAATGACAAAAGGATAAAAGGATACAATCTACTGTCGTCTAGATCTAAATGGTTGACTTCAATTTGAGGGGGCCACTAACTTCGATTGCCATATTTCCTTGAAACCACCACCCTCATTCGATGCGCGTCACCGTAAAGTTGATATTTGTAACGAGGAGAGGATCTCCATCCTTATCTACCCAGACCACCAACCCGAATTTCGACAAAGGCATGGCAGTCACTATACTTCCCCGTGCAGAAAGCGAGTGAATCTCTTCTGTGGCTTCCGTTCCTACAAAAGCACTGATAGCCAATACACCTGGAAGTGTCGGGTGGGGGATAGGGGTACCCGGGGCCTCGAACGTGCCTCCGGGAGTGAGGGTGTGAAGTCCTACGGCCATAATTACGGAAGTGTCGTTTTGTTGTACATTGACGGATGCAGAAAACCCGACGTCGTACGTTCCAGGTGGGAGAGTCTCGATATAGGGTGTGCCACCAAGGCTTGTGCTTCCCAAAGTCCAGTTGACCGTGGATGTTTCGCCAGTGGGAGCAAACACATCCTGCCCGACGGGTGCTGCGGCCGAGTTCAGGTCAGATACTGCGAAAAACGCGCCCTGCTGCCCTGGTGCAATATTGAATTGTATAAAGGTCGCAGGAAGGACTGGGGGAATCAAGGACTCTGGTCCAGCATAGGCACCGTATGGTTGAACGAATGCGGAAGGTAATGGGCCCGTGACCACGAGTTGCTCAGTCACCAACGTGTCGGTCGTGATCACGTTGGCTTCCTGTGTGCATACTTGAAGATCGGCAAAAGTTCCTTTCTTGGCGCAGAGGTTAGTGTAGGTGGCGTCGGTTACGGTTTTTCCGGTGACGGCGTTGCAACAGGCGCTATTAGACATTGTTTTGTTTTAGAGGGATAAAGAAATGGTGATACATGGGGGAGGTTCTGATTCTATATACCTCTAGCATTGCCTCGCAAAGCCTGCACATCACAGGGACGAAAGTATCTTTTGTCCACTTTTACCACGATATGATTTCGATATTTGGCATGAATATCGTATGAACTGTCACCATAAATCCATACCAGCCTATGGGAGAGATGGGTATATGATCCTATGGTTTCTGATCCAGTTCTTTCCCTTCCCATGATCGCCAAAAGAGCATTCCACACCTTGTCCACAAAATCTTTCACCGTGCACGACCCTCCAGTGGCAACGACGTATTCGTCGGGTTCGTCTTCTTGAAGCATCAACCACATCGCACGAACGTAGTCTTTGGCGTGACCCCAATCGCGAGAGGCTAATAAACCACGTCTTAGACTCATCCTTCGAGTCTTACTACCAAACCCTTTTCCACGAATTCTGTCACTGGGCTGACCACGCTCTCGGCTTCAAGGATGCTACTTCCTGCGGAACCCAGTTTGGATCTCCCGCTTACTCTACCGGTGAACTCTTGGCAGAATTTGGCAGCACTCGTTCGGCCATGAGGCTCTTTTGGAAGTTCGACTTGACCAAGCCACTGCCTACATTGCTGGATGGTTGACATATTTCAAAAGCCCGCCAAGCTTGAAGATGTGTGAAGGTGGCCCGTGCCAGGATGGAAAGGGCCGTAGGTAAAAAAAAGGGGTAATGAAGTAAATTCGTTCTCTATGTCTATCGTGTCGTTTGTAAAGAAGGAGCATTTCGTGAAGACGCGCCCGACCTATATCTCTATAGTTACAGTAATACTTCATAGG